GGTGTAAAGGTACAGGTATGAGAAATACTCATTTGCTTGCTATCGCGCCTACAGTATCAAACTCACGTTTAAACAGCTGTTCAGCAGGTATTGAACCTATTCCAGCTAATATTTACACTTTTAACGGTGCCAAAGGAACATTTATCGTTAAAAATAAAGAATTAGAAGAGTTACTAAAGTCTAAAGATAAAAATACTGAAAAAGTTTGGGACCAAATTCTTGCCGATAATGGGTCAGTACAAAATCTCCCTCACGATATTCTTACTGAAGAAGAAAAAGAAGTATTTTTAACTTTTAGTGAAGTAAATCAACTTGAACTAGTTCGTCAATCAGCTATTAGACAAAAATACATCGACCAAACACAATCACTTAATCTAAGCTTTGATCCTACTGATTCCCCTAAATGGATAAATCAATGTCATATGGAAGCTTGGAAATTAGGAGTTAAAACCCTTTACTATCTTAGAACGGATTCTGTTATTAAAGGAGATTTAGGATCTCGAACAGCAGAATGTGTTTCTTGTGATGGTTAATATATTTATTTAAAATTTATAAAACATGTTAGAATTAATTAAACAATTTTTCGTAAACGGATGGACTACCTTAAAAGGTATTCTTTTATTAGAATGGTTAAACTTTAAAAACTGGAAAGCCTGGACAGGCCTTAGAGCTTTATACTTGCTATTTGCTATTTTATTAGTAGTAGGTGTAACTTTTAATTTTAAGTTTTTTCACTGGGTATTACCTACATATTTTGTAGCGTGTGCTTTCTTTAAAACAGAGCCACTTTTAAAACTTTTAAACAGAGTAGGATTTACCCCAACCGAACTTTAAACTTTTTACTATTTTTGAAAGGGGGCTTGGTTAATTCCAAGCCCTTTTTTATATTTACATTATTATGGAAGCAGATAAAGAATTAGAACAGTTACTAGGAGATTTAAATAAAATTATGGATCTCTTTAAAAAAATGGAAGATTCTTCTTTGGATGATGTGGATTCCTTAAAAGAAGAAAGTACCTTATTACAACAAGAATTAAAAAAACGTTATGGCGAAGAAAATTCCCCCGAAACCGACACACAGGAAACGTAGCCCATTTTATTGGTGGAGACGTTTCCCAACTCACCAAATGCTTCACCATTATAAACCATTAATTGAGCGTATCCAAAATGGTGACTTTGATTACCCCCCATATTTTGAACAAGCTAAGTGGGAGGATCACTGGGCTGAAGAAGAAATTAATTCAGTACGTCATTTATTTAAAGATTCCCAAAATTTTCTAGCAGAAGCTAATAGCATTAAAAGAAAATATACTAAACGTAAAAATCTACTTATTAAAGATGGTTACGAAGCTGAAGAAAAACGCCTTAGAGAAATTGTAAAACAATTTACTATTACTTTTGGTGGTTCAAAGGAGGATATAGTTGCGGTTATGGAAAAATTTGATGGCACTCTTGAGGAAATGTACTATTTTTATGCTGAACTTAAAGGTATTAAAAATGTGTCTATACTTGAAAGTATGCCTATAAAACGTCGTGGGCGAGGTAGGCCCCCTAAAAACCCTTTAATACAATAAAATATGGGAAAATTTCAATCAACAAAATTATTTGACGGATTCAGTACAGTGTTTCGTCAATGGAAAGCAACAGGAACACACTGTAGATTCCTTCATGGATATGGGGTTAGTTTTAGAGTTTGGTTCGAAGGAGAATTAGATGAAAAAAATTGGGTATGGGATTTTGGTGGTATGAAACGTGCTAAAACCGAAATTGATGGTATGAGTGCTAAAATGTGGATGGATTATATGTTTGATCACACCACAGTAGTAGCAACTGATGATCCTTATCTTGAACATTTTAGAAAGATGGACGAAGATGGGATAATTCAATTAAGGGAAATTCCAGCTACTGGTGCTGAACAGTTTGCTAAGTTTATTTTTGATAAGCTTAATCCATTTGTTCAAGAAGAAACAGATGGGAGAGTCAAGATTGCTAAAGTAGAATTTATGGAACACGGTAAAAATACTGCTATATATGAAGGTTAAAGTATCACACGAAGTACCTTTACAGCTTTTAGGGTTATCTGAAACCTTTAACGATTATGATTATTGCTTACCCCACTTACTAGATAAGTATCCCGAATATGAGGCCTATTTTAGACAAGCTAAAGAAAAGGGTAGATATATAATTATGGATAACTCACTACATGAATTAGGAGAAGCATATGATACATCACGTTTGTTACATTGGGTTTCTGAATTAGAACCTAACGAATTTATTATCCCCGATGTCTGGGAAAATGCCACTTATAGCGTAAGAAACGCTAAAATATGGGCAAGTATAGAAGTACCTGATAATACAACTAAAGTAGCAGTTGTACAGGGTAAATCATATTCAGATTTTGTAAATAGCTACCAATCATACAAATGGTTTGGTTACCAAAAAATATCTTTTAGTTATGGGGCATCTTGGTTTGAGGAATGTTTTAAACACCCAAACCCATATGTAGCTAAAATGATGGGTCGTTTAAAAACTATTACTAACCTTTATAAAGATAAACTTATAAGTGATATGGATAGAGTTCATCTTTTAGGGTGTAATTTACCTCAAGAATACCTTTATTATAAGGATTTTAAATTTATAGAATCTATAGATACTTCTAACCCAGTTATACATGGTTTAAAAGGAATTAGGTATTCTGAAGGGGGTTTATTACATAAAGACAAAGAAAAAATTGACGAGAATTTTACTCGCGAAATAAACCCCAAACAAATAGAAAACATTTTATACAACACTAAGATGTTTAGAAAAATTAATAATTTATGAATTTAGTCTTAATTACAATTACTATATGTGCATTAGCGTTTGCAGCATATGTGTATTTCAGCCATGATAAGCTTGCTGAACGAAAGGCCGAAGCACAATTGGCTAAGTGGAAAATGAAAGAGGAAAAAGCAATTAGAGAAGATGCATATCAAAGATCTAGAGCTGTTAGTTTTGGAAAAACAATCGAACACTATGTACCATTTATGGAAAATTTTCCAATCAACCCTAATGATATAAGATTTTTTGGTAATCCTATTGATTATATTGCGTTTACAGATATGGGATCCAAGAAAAAATGCGCAGTACATTTTCTCGAAGTTAAAAGTGGTGAAAGTAATTTAAACCAAAGGCAACGTAATATTAAAGATGCTATCCAGAAAAATAGAGTATACTGGCATGAATATAATGCTGATGGTATTTGGACCCATGAAACTAAAGACCAACATTTAAACGTAGAAAACAACGATAAAAAATGAATAAACAAGCAGTACTATCATTAAGTGGAGGTATGGACAGCTCCACAGTGTTACTAAGGTTATTGGCAGATGGCTATGAAGTAACAGCACTGTCTTTCGATTATGGGCAAAAACATAGAGTAGAACTTGAACGTGCCCAATCATTAGTAGATTATATTAATGAAAAAGCTATTCAACCTAATTTAGATGGGAATTTAGTTAAAGTATACCCTAAAGTAAAATACGGAACCATTAAACTTGATGGTTTGGCCCCTATGCTTAATAGTGCCCTTGTAGAAGGTGGAGATGAAGTGCCCGAAGGACACTATGAACAAGATAATATGAAGGAAACAGTTGTTCCTAACCGTAATAAAATATTTTCATCAATTATTCAAGCAGTAGCATTATCAGTAGCAAATGAAAAAGATACAAAAGTCAATATCGCAATGGGTATTCATGCAGGCGATCATGCAATTTATCCTGATTGTAGACAAGAATTCAGGGACGCTGACTATACAGCCTTCACCGAAGGTAATTGGGACGCTGAGCGCGTTAGCTATATTACCCCTTATCTTGATGGTGATAAGTTTGACATTCTTCAGGATGGAGCCAGGTGTTGTGATGAGCTCGGACTTGACTTTGACAAAGTATATAGGAACACAAATACTAGTTACAAGCCCATTAATATTGATGGTACTTGGTACAGTGATTATAAATCAGCTTCATCAGTGGAGAGGGTTGAGGCTTTTCTTAAAGTGGGAAGACCTGATCCAGTCGAGTATGCAGACGAGACAGGACCTGTTGATTGGGGAACTGTACGAAACCATGTAGAAAAAGTATTAGAGAATGCATAAGCATCAAATAAATAAACAATTAAAAAACTAAAAATCATGAAAAACGTTTTAATGGCCTTTGGGTTGGCTTTAATCACCCTAACTAGTTATTCCCAATCCACAGTGTGGTCTGTAATTGAAGGAAGTGAAGACCACACCTATCTTGAAGCCGCAATTAGTGTATCTGGATTGCAAGACACCTTAGAAGGTGAAGGTACATTTACAGTATTTGCTCCTACAGATGCTGCATTTATAGCTTTAGCAGAAGAATTAGGGGTTCCAGTTGAACAACTGCTTGAACTACCAGATCTTACTGAGATCCTTATGTACCATGTACTAGGGGATGTGGTATTAAGCGATGAATTATATGATTTAGGAAATACTTTATTTAATAATTTACTTACTTTACTGACGAATAATCCACTTTATTATCAATCAATAGGTAATGCTGTTGTACTAAATGGAACTACTAATGTTACAACATTTGATATTATTACAGATAATGGAGTAGTACATGTAATTGATGAAGTATTACAACCTATTAATGGTACAGGTGCATGTAATGCTTATTTTGATGTGGCACAGACTGTAGAAGGTAATGAACCTGTCTTAGGTTCTTTAACGGTTACAATTTATGATTATAACCCAAATGCGATTTATACTTGGGCTTTTGGAGACGAAGGTATAAGCAATGACCCTTTTCCTACATGGGAGTATGCCACAGATGGTCCCCATATTCTTTGTTTGATTATAGAAGATAATGCACTAGGATGTTATGATACTTTTTGCCAATCAGTTTCTGTAGATTCATTAGGAATGTTAAATGGATTCGTGAGTGGATTCACCATTACAGTTGTAGATGGTGGTGAAAGTGGTTCAATAAATAGTGTAGGAGAAATTCAAAACACTCAACGCCCACTAGATAATAACTATTATAATATTATGGGTCAAAGATTTGATAATACTCGTGATATTCCGTTTGGAACAATTTATATTTTTAACGGTAAGCAGTACATCCGCACTGAAAACTAATATTAGTATGCGTAAGAGAATAGAAGATTACGATAAAGTATTACCTGTATTAGAGGTATATCGATGCGTGCAAAGTGAGGGTTCCCGTTTCGGGCGCCCCACTATTGCCGTTCGAACTACCGGGTGTACTCACCGATGTTGGTTTGGTGAAGGTGGATGGTGTGATTCTTGGTATACGAGTATCCATCCACAGAAAGGTACATTTACATTTAATGATATAATTAATATTTATGATGAGAACCCGCATGTAAAGGAAATGATGCTAACGGGTGGTTCACCTACAATGCATCCTGCCTTAGTAAATGAATTAACACATTTTGCAAATGAAAGAGGAATCCTTATTACAATCGAAACCGAAGGATCACATTTTGTTCCTACCGATTATCCGATTGGTCTCATATCTCTTAGTCCTAAGTTTTCTAATTCCCGTCCTCGTGTGGGTATTACTACTCCCGGTGATAAAGTTGTTGATGAAAGGTTTGTCGCGCGGCATGAGAAGTTTAGGCTCAATTATGAAGCTATAGAACAAACCCTCCAATTTCATGATGACTACCATTACAAACCAGTATGGGATGGAACAGATGAAAATTTAGTTGAAATTGAAGACTTTAGGGTTAAAATGAATATTCCTAAAGATAAAACATATGTTATGCCTGCGGGTGATACTAGGGAAACTTTAGTAGAAATGTATCCTAAAGTATTCGAAATGGTAGCTGAACATGATTATAACATGACTGGTAGAGATCATATTATAGCATATAACACTGAAAGAGGAGTATAATGAAAGAACAAGCACTCGAAATTTTAGAAGAAATAAGAGAAAATGTTTGCATATGTTGTGCTGTAACTATGGAACCCGATGATGTAGAAGAGTTAATAGATAAATTAAAAAAAGTTATAGAAGAAGAATGGAAAAAGCAATAACTGAAAAAGAACTAGATATTCAAATTAAGATTCTAGCTAAAAAAATAAATGATGAACATAGGAATGACCCTGTACCCGTGGTACTTGTCTGTATTTTAAATGGGGGATTCATGTTTTTTAGCGATTTAGTAAAACAAATCAATATACCTATTGAGATTGATTTTATCCGTTGTAAATCGTATTATGGTAGAAAACAAGGTGACTTAGTTGTTACTAAAGATTTAGAAACCAAAATCAAAAATAAACATGTTTATCTTGTAGATGATATTTTAGATTCAGGTAATACAATGAAAGCTGTATCTAAATTTTTACAAGTAAAAGAACCTAAAACTATTACTCCTGTTGCAGCAATTTATAAAGAAAATTTGGATTTCGATAAAGTCCTCCATATCTTGAAACAAGATACGGATTCTATGTTTGATCCTTGGTATATAGGATATGGCATGGATGATGAAAATGGACATAATAGGAATTTAGGAACAATTTATACAATATGATGGAAAATGAAAGACGCAAAATCCACGAAGAATTAGAAGTGGTACAAACAGGTTTTGCAAATGGGGTTGCGGAAGGGTTCCCATTTAATGATAAGCAAAAACAAAAAATGATTGACCAAGCTGAAAAAGCATATGGCAAGTTTTTAGACGCACTAAAATGTGATTGGAGAAATGATCCTAACTCAATGGAAACCCCAAGACGTGTAGCTAAGGCTTATGTAAATGATTTATGGGCAGGTCGTTACACAGCAATGTCACCCATTACATCTTTTCCTAGTGATGGTTATGATGGAGTTATTATTGAACGTAATATTCCACTTACATCAATGTGCTCCCACCACCACCAAACAATTGGAGGTGTAGTTCACATTGGTTATATTGCAGGGGAAGAAGGCCAAGTAATCGGTTTATCTAAATTAAACAGAATCGTAGAATTATTTGGTCGTAGAGGAGCCATTCAAGAACAACTTACATCTGCAATTCACAATGCAGTAGATAAAATTACTGAAGGTAATAAAGGTGTTATTGTTACTATTGTAGGAACACATAATTGTGTAAGTTGCAGAGGAGTTAAACACCAGGGTGCGGCAATGGTTACAACAAAGGCATCAGGTGCTTTTAGAGATGATAATAACCAAGCTCGTAAAGAATTTTTCGATAGCTTGAAGATTAACAACGGAGGACATAATATATAAAATATGATAAGTTTATATGATTATTTAGGACATGCTGCTGGTCCTGATTTAGGAAAAAGAGTAGCAGCCGCAGCCGCGGCTAAAAACATACGATTTGGTACTCGCCATGTAGAACATAAAGGTTATACAGGACAAGTTTTGCTCTACCCAAAAGAATTTTTAGATGAATTTTTTGGAGGGACAAATAATACAGGGAAACAATTATTAAAAGGATAAAGTTATGATAGAATTTTTATATCACGCTTTGGGGCTTTGTGGTGAACATAACCACCCCCATTTAATTAACCTCAGCTTAGTAGTAGCGGGGACATATATTACATTTAAAATAGTAAACAGTTATGGCATATTGGCTAGCAAAAGTAAAGGTTGAAGAGGAAACCTCTCGTGGTGCCTCCAGATGGACCACTGAACAATTCCTCGTTAATGCAGAAAATGCAACAGACGCAGAAGTTAAATTAACACAAGAATATTCTACATATTCTATGGAATGGCATGTTGATCAACTTAAGCAAATTAAATTAGTAAAAGTTATTGAGTGATGGGAAAGCAATTAGTTTTATTTAAAGATATCCCGTTTGTGGATGAAGTTGAGGAGTTTAATAGTTTAATGAATAAACCCAATAACTATGAACCAACAATACCAGAAAAAAAAGAATGGGAGTTTGTATACAACTTCGTATTGGAAGAGCTTGAGGAATATAGAGAAGCATGTGAACGCGGAGACATCGTCGAGGTTTTGGATGCTTTGTGTGACATTACTTACGTTTCCTTGGGGAATGGAGCTATGTTACATGGTCTTAAGGATAAAGTTTGGCCAGCCTATCAAGAGGTGCAAGCTTCAAACTTATCAAAGGCTTGCTCGACTGAGACTGAAGCAAAAGAAACAGTGGAGCTTAGAGCTAGGGAACAAGGGGAAGCATGCCACTATGAAAAGTGTGGTGATAAATATATTGTATACAGATCACGTGACAAGAAAGTTATGAAAAATATTAACTATTTTAGACCTGATCTTAAGCAATTTTTTACTGAAAATGAATTAAAAAATGTCTGATAGAGAAATAATGAATGCTAAAAGGGGTCTTAATAGTCGTCCTGTAGTAAAAAATATAGACCAAATGCCAGATCAAAAGTGGCATCGAATAATTTCATTTATTAAATCTGGAATTCGAATTGCGGGATATGCACTTATCCCATTTAACCTAATTGCCGCTACTGTAGTCTTAGTTGTAAGTGAAGTAGTAGGAATTGTAGAAGAATTAGTATGAAAAAGTTTTTATATTTTAGCGCCCCATGGTGTGGGCCTTGTAGACAGTTAGGTCCAATTATGGATGAACTTAACTCAGAGGGATATACTGTTCAAAAAATTGACATAGATTCAAACCCAGAAATTTGTCAATCATTTAATATTAGAAATGTCCCTACTGTAGTATTACAAGTAGATGGAGTAGAAAAGGGTAGGAAAATTGGCCTTGCATCAAAGCCTATGTATATTGATTTATATAATCAAGATTAATGTACAAAAATTGTTATGTTCAACGAGGTGATGAGTGGAATCATTACCGAATCCATCTCTGGACTGATGAAGGGTACTCTGAAGAAGAATTCCAAAATTATGGTTATATAGAGTGTCATCAAGAACAAGCCACACACCAAGGTTTGAAGGGTGAAAATCTAAAAAAAGTATTTAACTGGAACCGAGAGGATCCTCGAATGCATTATTCGGATCATACTAGAGGTAACATCCATACTAAATTCCTTATTGACAGATATGGAGATGATGATACACCTTCTGTTACTCATAGAGAAGTATTTTTCGATATTGAGATTGAGATGGGGGGTGCACTAACCCCTGAATATATTAAATCTGCCCCTAAACCTGTTACTTCAATTGCGTGGTGGGATCGTCAGGTAGATGAATGGAAAATTATTATTGTTGATAAGGAAGGAAATCTTGAACATACATTTGATAGCCAAGGAAGAGAAGTAATTCCCGTACCCAGAGAAACAGACTTACTAGATAAGTTTATTACTATGATGGAGGATGTTCAACCTGATATTTTAGTTGGGTATAATAGTGATTATTTTGATATTCCCTACCTCTATTATAGAATTAAAAACACTATGGGTAGTCGTACTGTAAAAAGAATGTCCCCCATTAACATTATAGAAGAGAGACATTGGGATGAAGATATGCCTATTCGTATTGCAGGAGTTGCTTCTCTTGATTACATGAGAATGCATAAAAAATATAGTTTTAAAGACGAACCTTCTTATAAACTAGATTCATTAGGTGAAAAATACGTAGATCAAAAGAAAATTGAATACGAAGGATCACTTGATAGATTATTTGCTGAAGATAAAGAGAAATTCATTGAATATAACTTTGTTGATGTTTTAATCCTTAAGAAACTTGATGAAAAATTTAAGTATATTGATCTAACTAAAAACTTAGCCCATAAGGGAAAAGTATCATATGAAGAAGTATACCAATCATCTCGTATTCATGATGGAGCAATTTCAAGCTGGTTAATTTCTCAGGGTACTATTCCCCCTAATAAAGATTTAGATCCACTTACAAAGAAAAATTACGCAGGTGGCTACTTATTCTGCCCTAAAACAGGTATCTACAATTATATGTTTGATGAAGACCTTACGTCACTATACCCTTCAATCATTATGTCACTTAATATTGGTAAAGAAACATATATTGGTAGGGTATTGGATTTATATAATGACAGAAATAATAGACTTGGATTAAATGACCTAGAAAAAATGGTCAACGACGACCCTGAAGCTACCCTTCCACTTGAAAATACCGCACGTAAAACGCAAAATACGCGTGTAAGTGATATAATCAGTAAGATTAAACAACATGATTTAACAATCACTGCAAATGGGGTTATGTTTAGAACTGATAAGGAATCTGTATTGTCTGTTATTCTTGATAAGTGGTTTGATGAACGAGTCAGATATAAGAAAGCAATGAAAGTTGCTTATAAAAGTGGTAATAAAAAAGAAGGCGAATTAAATCACCTTAAACAGTATACCATGAAAATCTTGCTGAATTCACTTTATGGTGCAACTGCCTTACCTAGTTTTAGATATGGTAGCGTTATCCTTAGTGAAGCTATAACATTAAGTGGTCAAAGAATCATCCAAGAATCAGCATTATTTGCAAACACACACATGAACAAAGTCCTTAGGGGCGAATTAAAAATAGAATTATAATGGGATTATCTCCACAATCAATAAGAAGTAATGTTCTCATTCAAATGAATGGTGAATATGTTAAAAAAGAAGTAATACTTACATTAAGTGAGGGTTGGAATGACAAACAGCTTTCGTATTTTCGTAAAATGGTCCAACAAGGGGGAAATGTAAAAATTAATGGGGATTTATTTGAAATTACTATTAACGAAAATATTTTAAATTCTCGTGGTGAAAAGGATGGTGGTATAATTACAATTCCCGGTATAGACGAAAGATTTTAATGGTTAATCAAGAACAAATACCCTGGTGGATATGTAAAGAAGACGATAAAAACTTCTGTACATATGTTGACACAGACTCTAATTACTTCCATGCTGAGCCACTTCTAAAACATTTATATCCTAATTTCTCTGAAATGTCAGAGGAAGAACAAGATGATCTTTTAGAAAAAATGGCCCTTAAGTATCAGGATCTCATTACAGAATACTATGACACATTAGCTGAGGAAGCATTTAATATCAATAAACATCGACTTGAAATGAAAACCGAATGTACCATTCGTTCTGGTTTTTTCTCAGGTAAAAGAAGATATGCCCAATATATTACTAAAAAAGAGGGTATGAAGGTAGAGGATATTGATGTTAAAGGTCTTGACTTTATGAAATCAAATTTCCCACCCTTATTTAAGAAATTCTTTAATGGTATACTTAATAAAATCCTATTTGGTGCTACTCGAAGTGAAATTGACCAAGAGATTCTTGAATTCAAAAATAGCCTAAATGAGTTACCACTTGAATTGCTAGGCAAACCTACTGGAGTAAAAGACATTAAAAAATATGTTGAACGCCCCCCGGGTGCCGGAAATATATTTACAGTATTAAAAACAGGGGCACCTGTTAATGTTAAAGCTGCTGTTCGTTATAATGATTTTCTTAGATTTAAAGGTCTAGATAAAAAACACTCACAAATTGTACAGGGAGATAAAATCAAATGGGTATATTTAAAAGATAACCCATACAAGATTGACACAATGGGTTTCTTAGACTTTGATTTCCCAGAAGGTATTCGTACATTCGTAGAGACTTATATAGATAGAAACAAAGCATTTGATTCAATCTTAAAAAATAAGTTAGAAACCTTCTATAAAGACTTAAGTTGGGGTAGTTTAACCCTTAACACACATGTAAATAATTTTTTCTCATTCTAATGACAGATAAAAGAATAATAGATAGTTTTATAGGTAAATACCATTTAGGTGGTAATATAGAACGAGTTAAGTGGGTTTCAGATGGTGAATCCCTTAAAGCAGACTTTATAAATGATTCTCAAAATTTAGTAGGTAAAGTAGTATCTAAAAAATTTAAATTCCCTATAGGTGAATTTGGTATTTATAGTACTTCTACACTTAGTAAAATGTTAGGGATTCTTGAAAACGAAGTTATGTTTGAAATAGTCAAAGAAAATAAAATTCCCTCTAAATTTACTATTGGGGATACTGCTATGGATATTAAATTTAACTTAGCAGACCCTCAAGTTATTCCTAAGGTACCTAATATTAATAAAACTGAAAATGATATTCATGTAGAATTAAATGAAGAATTTACTACACGTTTTATTAAATCTAAAGACGCAGTAGGTGAAGAAGTATTTTATGTTTCTACCCAAGATGGGTTTACTTCACCTGAAATAAAATTTACTATAGGGAATAGTACATCTAATTCAGTATCTTTTGCTTCTCATATAGAAGATGGTAGTTCTGAAGGAGCATTAGATAATATCCCTTTTAATGCGGATTTAGTTAAAGAAATATTTAAACACAATAAACGTTTTGAATTAGGTTGGATGAGAGTAAATCCAAAAGGATTAATGTCTTTTGCATTTAAATTTGGAGACCTAGAAAGTAATTATTATCTTGTAAGAAATCAAAATCAATAAAAAATATGGAAAATATACCTATTACACCGTTGGCTGATCGGATTTTAATCCAACCGATTGAAGCTGAAGAATCAACCTACGGGAACATTGTTGTTCCTGATATGGGGAAGGATCGTCCTGACTTTGGAACAGTACTTGCAGTTGGGCCCGGCCGTTATGACAATAATGGTAATCTGGTACCTATGAGAGTAGAAGTAGGACAAAAAGTTATTATGCCTAAGTACGGGGCAAATACCGTAGAAATCGAAGGTGAAGAGTATGTACTCTCATCAGAATCAGAAATTTTAGGAGTTATAAATTAATAAAATATGAGTAAAATAATCAAATTTGGAGAAAGCGGAAGGGGTCAACTTCAAGAAGGAGTCAACCAACTTGCAGATGCAGTCGCAAGTACACTCGGACCTTATGGCCGTAACGTTATTATCGGAAAAGGTAGTGGTATGGGTACACCCCACTCAACTAAAGATGGTGTGTCTGTAGCTAAACAAGTAGATCTTGAGGATCCTATTGAAAATTTAGGAGCACAAGTAGTTAAACAAGCTGCTATTGAAACCGGAGAACAGGCAGGAGATGGTACAACTACGGCTACAGTTTTAACTCGTGAAATCTTTAATCAAGCCCTTGAGGCCGTAAGTAATCGTTCTAATAATGCTATCGATATTAAAAGAGGAATTGATAAAGCAGTAAAAGATATTGTTTCTATTTTAAAGGATAAATCACAAGATATCTCAAACGAAGATCAACTTAAACAAGTTGCAACTATCTCAGCTAATAATGATGAAGAAATTGGTGCATTAATCTCGGCTGCATTTGATAAAGCAGGACGTGAAGGTGTTATTACAGTTGAAGAAAGCAAAACACACGAAACTACACTCGAAGTAGTTGAGGGTATGCAGTTTGACCGTGGTTACAAATCACCGTACTTTGTTACAGACAATGGTTCAATGACTTGTCAGCTTGACGAACCATACATTTTAATGTATGATGGTAAAATCAGTGCTGTAAAGGAATTATTGCCAATTTTGGAAGCTGTTTCCCAACAAAATAAATCACTTTTGATTGTTGCTGAAGACATTGACGGTGAAGCACTTGCTGCAATGATTGTTAATAAAATGAGAGGTATTTTGAAGTGCGCTGCTGTTAAAGCACCTGACTTTGGAGAGCGCCGTACAATGGTTCTTGAAGATATGGCTGCACTTACTGGGGGTATTGTTGTTTCAAAACAAAAAGGCATGAAACTTGATAAAGTTACTTTTGATATGCTTGGAAATTCCCGCGGGGTTACAATGACTAAAGAAGAGACTACAATTGTTGATGGTGCTGGTAATGAAGATGCTATTGGTGCTCGTCTTGAAGAAATTAAAAGCCAAATCGATAAAGCAGAAAGTAACTATGCTCGTGAACAATTACAACAACGTTTAGGTAAACTTGCTGGTGGTGTTGCTGTTATCAATGTTGGTGGTCACACTGAAACCGAAATGAAAGAACGAAAAGACAGAGTAGATGATGCTGTACACGCAGTAAAAGCCGCTATTGAAGAAGGTATTCTTCCAGGAGGTGGTCATGCTTTGCTTTGTGCTTCATATCAAATTGAAAATGATACACTTAATGATGCCCAAGAAATTGGTTATGAAATCATTAAAAAGGCTATACGCAAACCATTTTACCAAATCTTATCTAATGCAGGATATAACCATGAAGATTGTATTTGGTTAAGCCTTGAACTTAAAGATGATTTTGAACTTGGTTGGAATCTTGCCACTGAAAATAAAATTAATATGCTTTCCGAAGGTATAATTGATCCTACTAAAGTTACACGTTGTGCTCTTGAAAACGCCGCATCAGCCGCTAATACATTACTTACTACAGAATGTGTAATTGTAGATAAACCTAATGAAAAGCAAGAAATGCTAACTGATCAACCACCAATGTTCTAATGGATTTATTTGTAGAAAAATATAGACCTAAAGATTTAAATGGCTTTGTTGGGGATAATACTATTAGAACCAAAATACAAGATTATTTAGATACAGGTAAACTACAAAATCTACTATTGTTTGGTCCAGCGGGGACAGGAAAAACCTCGCTGGCCAAACTAATAGTAGATCAATTAGAAGCTGATCATCTTTACATTAATGCTTCAGATGAACGAGGAATTGACACAATTAGAGATAAAATAGTCCCATTTGCCTCTAGTATAGGATTTAATGGGCTAAAAATAGTTATATTAGATGAGGCAGATTACCTTACAGCTCAAGCCCAAGCAACCCTTAGGAACGTTATTGAAACGTTTTCTACTAGCTGTCGTTTTATATTTACATGTAATTATCTGGACCGTATCATTAGTCCCTTACAGTCTCGTTGCGTTGCCTTTGGAATTACTCCACCTTCTAAAAAAGAAGTGGGACAACATATTTTACAAATCTGTGAAAGTGAAAGAATTAACTTTACTAAGGAAGATCTGGGACAAATAATAATTACCCATTACCCAGATATTAGAAAAATCCTTAACACAGTACAAGGTAGTGTAAAGGGGGGTAAATTAATTCTAGATTCAAAATCATTAGTTAATACTGATTTTGAGAATAAAGTTGTAGCTGCTTTAAAAAATAAAGCTAAACTAAATGATATTAGACAAATAATTGCCGATAGTGGTGCACAACAATTTGAGTCATTATTTAGGTGTTTATACGATAATGTAGAAGAGTATACTACAAAGGTAGGCGATGCCATTATAGTAATATCTCAATATCAATATGAATATAGTTTTGTTATTGATAAAGAAATTTGTGTAGCCGCTATGTTAAATAAATTATTAAAATTATGAGTGTAAATTCACCCCAACAAAGATTAGAACAGTTTAGAGATTGGTATAAATGGTTTAATAAGAAATATGACCGTTATGATAAAATCCGGTTTAAAAAGCCAAAAAAAACATATAAATAATGGACCCACAACAATTCAACATAGATCTATCACAAACAACCCCAGTTCACTGTGATAAATGTCACCATGAACATTTTACAGAAGTATCCTTAATGCGTAAATTATCACCTATGTTATCCCCTAATGGACAACCTGCATTGATCCCTATTTCTGTGTTTGCGTGTGCCAAGTGTGGTCATGTAAATGAAGAATTCTTACCTAAAGAAGCTAATGACTCCCTTTGATTTTCTAAAATTAGTACATGATAAAAAGATTAAATGGGAGGATCTTAATGAAGACGAACAAAAAACCTATAATAAATTTATTATTAATAGAGCTTTAGGTTTTAATAATAATATGTTAGATATAGTAAATCGTTTACAGGGATACGATGTTACCCCAAAAGAATCTTTTAAATATTATCAATCTATGACTGGTGATAAATTTAGATTTAATAAATGGATAAAGGGTAGTAAGGAAAAATCTTATAACTCTGATTTACTTGTTATAGTAAGTACGTATTTTGAGTGTTCATGTAAGCAAGCTAAAGAATATTTAGATGTTTTAGGGAAGAAAGAGACTAAAACCTTCCTTAAACATATAGGGTTACAAGAAAATAGAATTAAACAACTTTTAAAAAAATGAATATAGGAATTATAGGACAAGGATTTGTTGGTAATGCAGTTTACCAAAAATTTAAAAACTATTATGACATATTAACGTATGACTTAGATAAATCTAAATGTAACTCTACATATAAAGATTTAGTTTTTAAAAGTGATACTATATTTTTATGTTTACCAACTCCGATGAATGAAGATGGGAGTTGTCATACTGATATCTTAGAAAAAGAATTAGTTAACATAGATTTATTAGCAAACGATCAAGAAGTCAAAAAAACAATTGTAGTAAAATCAACAGTATCACCCGGCACGATATCAAAATGGAATGATAGATATTGTTCATTAAATATCATATTCAATCCTGAATTCCTTACAGAAGCAAACGCTGTAGAGGATTTTAACAATCAAAATAGAATTATACTTGGAGGCCCCCGCCCAGGGACTACTAAATTACGTAGAATTTATGCAAAGGTATTTCCTAAAGCTAAAATCATTAAAACAGGATCTACTCATGCTGAAATGGTTAAATATATTACTAATTGCTTTTTAGCAACTAAAGTTTCATTCGCTAATGAAATTTATCAATTATGTGATGAGTTAGAGATTGATTATGATAAAGTAATAGAATATGCTATCTATGATGAAAGGTTAGGTAAATCACACTGGGCAGTCCCAGGACCTGATAGTGATTTTGGGTTTGGTGGACATTGTTTCCCTAAAGACATGAACGCTTTAATTTATTTAGGGGATCAATTAGGTGTAGACCTAAAAACACTAAAATCAGCATTAGAAACTAACGATAAAGTTAGATCTAATAGAGATTGGGAACAACAAAAAGGAAGAGCAATAATATGATTAACTTTACTAAAGAAGATGACGCCGCTGTAAAGTGGTGTGAAGAAAAATACCCTGAATTGACAGAAGAGTATAAAAAAATTATGATGGAACAGTATGTTTTATTCTGTAAAAAACACCGTAATTATGGTACTTCAAATGTAAATGTAGGAACCAATCTTGAAACAGATGCTGATATTAAATTAGCACTTACAGGATTATGGTTTAGGATAAATGATAAAATCCAACGTTTAAAAAACTTGGTTGTAGTAGGAGAACCTGATACAGTAGGAGAACCTATAGAAGATACACTTAAAGATCTTAGTGTATATGGGATTATAGGGCAAATTGTACAACAAGGTAAGTTTAAATGATTTTAGAAAACATACAAAATACGGTTGTCCCCCAAATGGACTTTGAAAAGTATAGGATGATTTCCTATACTCAACTTTCTTTATGGTTAGAGTGCCCCCATAAATGGAAATTAATGTATATTGATAAAATGCGCCAACCCCCAAATATACATTTAGCATTTGGTTCTGCAATGCATGAAACTCTCCAAGAATATCTTGATTTAATGTATAATACATCAATTAAAGCCGCTGATGAGTTTCCTATCTATGAAGATTTTCAACAACGCTTTATGCAGATGTATAAGGACTATAAAGAACAAATTGGTGAAAATTTTTCTACTAAAAAAGAAATTATGGAGTTTGTAAATGATGGTCTTAATATCATTGATTTTTTTCTCCAAAGGCGTCAGATGTATTTTTCAAAAAGGGGAACTAGATTATTAGGTGTAGAAATGCCTATACTAACACCCCCTCACGAAGAGCATCCTAATATTATGCTTTATGGTAAACTTGACTTAGTATTCTATGATGAAGATCTTCAAAAAGTAACTATATGGGATATTAAAACATCTACTAGAGGTTGGGGGAAATGGGATAAAGAAAATAAAATTAAAATGGCTCAGATGGTTCTATATAAAAGATATTTTGCGGAACAATATAATATCCCAGTTGATTCAATTGATTGTAAATATTTCATTGTAAAACGTAAAATCCCAAAAGATCCAAAATACCCTGCGATGGCTTCACGTATTCAAACATATGAACCCTCATCAGGTAAGGTAACTATGAATCGTGTATCTAAACATCTCCATGAATTTATTGAAGACTGTTTTAAGGATGATATGTATCAGGTGAAGGAGTACACTAAAAACCCATCAGATAAAAACTGTAAGTGGTGTCCCTTTAAAGATAAACCTGAATTCTGTGATAAAAACCATACAAAATAAGCTATTTCCTTTTATAATAGCACTATCTGCTCTTTCCGTTTCAGCATCAGCTGCTTTCTACTCTGTAAGTGGTTTAAGTAAGTTGTTTGCTGGAGCGGCATTTGCTGTTATAATAATGGCTGCTTCACTTGAAATAGCTAAATTAGTAATAGCCTCACTACTTTATCAATACCGAAAAAATTTACCTCGATTATTAAAATACTACCTTTCAGTAGCTTGTTTGGTATTAATTTTAATTACATCAATGGGTATTTATGGTTTCTTATCTGCTGCGTATCAAGAAACTGCGGCTTTAGCTGGCAATATAGATGCTCAAATCTCTCTTATAGAAACTAAAAGGGATAATGTAAAAGAACAACTTACGATATACAGCGATGAAAAATCCTCTATTAACGAGGCCGTGAGCGACCTGAGGTCTGGCTTATCTAACAATGTAATACAGTATAAAGACAAAGAAACTGGCCAACTAATAACAACAACTTCGTCATCTACTCGAAGAGCCTTAGAAAAACAACTTGATCAAGCTATTGAAAGACAGACTGAAATTAACTCTAGAGTAGATAACCTAAACCAACAGCTATTCGATTATGAAACCGAAATAGTTGAGGTAACTAGTAATAATAACATAGCTGGCGAACTTGGTCCCCTTAAGTATTTATCTGGTTTAACAGGTAAACCAATGGACCAGATTATTAATATACTTTTATTGGTTATAATTTTTGTATTTGATCCACTTGCAATTGCACTTGTTATTGCAGCAAATTTTGCGTTTGAGCAATTAAAGCCAAAAAAAGTTATAGAAAAAGGAAATATAGTTGAAGAAGAAGAATGGGATGAA